CGGCCGTTCCCGGCATTCGGTCCCACGATGCGCCATTCCAAACCCACGGCGCGACGGCCCCGGTGTTGTTACCATTGACGCCGTCGCCGAGAAGCCCGGCGAGAGCTGTGAACCAGTTTTGCGCGTTGGTGCCGTCGCTGAGGCCGACGCGGACAGGATTGCCGGAGAGCGCCGCACCAGTCGCCGCAGGCCCCCCGATGAATAGCGGCGTTCCGGCCGCGATGCCCTGCACGGAGAGCACGTTCGCATTCGCAGTGCCGGCGGTGCCGTAGATCGCGCTTCCCGTGGTCCCTACCAGGACGCTTGCAGGCGCTTGAACGCCGGCCCCAACGTCGACCGATCTGGGCGTAACGCAGCCGGCGGCGCAAGGCGTGATCAGCATCGTGTTGTCGGCGGCCATCGCCGAGCCGGTGAAGGCCAGCATGAACGCGAATGCGAGAAGTTTTTTCATGGCTGACCTCAGTGGAAGATCACGACATATAGGACTGCGTTGCAGGACTTGGTGAAGTCGAGGCCATCCTGCACACATGGCGTCACAGGGACGCCGGCGCCAAAGCTCCCCGACCCGATTCCCATCATCGTCATTTGCGAGCGCGCATCCGGCGCGGCCAGCGCGAGCGCACCAAGGATGAGAATGAGCGCAATTGTTCGCATCATTTGACGGCGAAGCTCACGGTCACGCCGGTCGCCGCGTTGGTGTTGTCGTTATCCGCGCTGCCCCCGGTGATGCAGAACGAAAACCCCTGCGTAAAATCGAGCCCATCCGTACCGAACGGAATCACCGCTCCGCCGCCCGCGTTGCTCGCACCGAATGGAATCGGGATCAGGAACTTGACCGGGTCGGAATTGCAGGTCGGCGTCGTCGATTTGTCGTAGAACTTGAGGTAATAGACCGTCGTCGTGGTGTTGACCGCAACGACGGTGACGACCTTGTGATCGCCAGGAGATACAACCGTCGCATTGGTCGAGGCCGCGCTGATGAACTTGTAAGGCTGTGCGGCCCGCGATGGTCCGAGCAAGAATATCGCAGCGAACAGCGCGGCCACCGCCGCAACGATCATGCGTCTCATGGCTGAGATCCTTGCTGTTTCGGCGCGGCCGGAGGTTGCGGGTTGGCGAGTTGGTGGGCCTGTACGAGCGTATCGCGTGAAAACTCCGCCGCAGCGATGTCTGTTGCGCTCATCGTCGCATGCGCCCGCACGCCCTCGGTCGATGCCTTCGCGCGTTTTTCTTCCGCGGTTGCGAGCGCCTGCTCGGCGCTGGCGTGGGTCTTGCCGATATTGGCGCCCTTGAGCGCGACGTCGGCCGCGAGATTCTCGACGCCGAGCCGCTTGACCATCTCCGCCATCGGATCGGGCGGCGGCGGTTTTGGTGTGAGCATCGCCAGCACGCGATCCTTGTCCGAGCGCGGCAAGCTAGAGCATTCGATCAGCACTTGCGGCGGGAAGGTGCCGGGCGGATAGCCCTTCATCGCGTCGGACAATTCCTGCATCAGGCTGGCGACGTCCGGGCCTTCCTCGAGGATCACGTCGACGTCAAGCGAGCCGACCGCGTTGACGATCGCGGGACGGCCGAACTGGTCGAGCCCGAGCCCGTTCAACTGGATGAACTGCGCCAGCTTCTCGTTGTTGTTGACCCTGATCCAACGCTCGGAGGTCCAGTAGCGTTGAACGGTTGTCCAGATGTTGCGATAGAGGCGCAGCTTCCAGCCGCGAACCGCGAGAATGAACGGACCAAGCTCGGCCATGCCGGGCTGGCGGAGAAGCTCGATCGCGCGGCCCGAGATGTTCATCAGTCCGGTGCCGCCCGCCATCGCGGCAATGTTGGAATTCGCGTAGGCGTCCATCTCCGCTTTGGCGTCCTCGGTGAACGCAGCGAACGCGGCGAGGTCCGGCTTGGTGTCGAGAAGTTCGAACGTGCCGCCCGGATTGATCTCGACAAATCCATCAGGCCGGGCGACTTCGCGCCGCGCGGTTTCGGCGTCATCGACGACGCCCTTGGTCGCCTTGATGGTCTTGGTGTTGGCAAGATGAAGCATCTTCATCTTGCCTTGGTTGAAGGAGTCCTGCGGCCCTTTCAGGTTGCGGATGAACCCGTAGCGGTCGCCATCCTGATCGACGGCGGCGGAGAACATATCGAACGACGATATCGAGTTGCCCTCGTCGTCGAAGAACGGCGACTCGCCCTCGTCGATCAAAGTGGTTGAGACGTAAAACGCCCAGCACCAGCGGCCCTTGTGCTTGTACCAGTGCTCGACGAGGCGAAGCCGCTTGGTCGAGGTTGCGAGCCACTTGATGTCGCGATCCGGATTGGTCGTCATGTCCGAGTCGCCCTCGAACATTCCGGAGATCAGTTCTTCCTGCTCGGGGAAAAGCTCGATCGCCTCGTCGAGGTCGACCCACTTGGCGATGCCTTCGTAGCGCGAGTCGGCGAAGTCGAGCCGGTACGACTTCGGCTGGTAGAAATATTCATCACCGATCACCCAGTCGATGCGGAGATTGAAGTTGCCCTGCTTGTCCTGCTTCAGAACTCGTTGCACGCCGGCAATGCCGTCGATGCCGCATTGCAGGAGGCACCACGGATCGATGCTCTTCCACTCGTTGGCGTCGAGCACGTAGCGGATCGACTGGGTGGCGATCTCGGCGCCCTGCTCGCTCTTCGGCGTGCGCGGCAGCGCCTTCGGATCGGAGCGCATCCGCTCGACCAGCCCGATGATGCCGTTGATCTTGCGGTTGGTCCGGTTCCACACCATCGGCGGCTGGTGCCGCCCGCGCAACACGCGCAGTTGCTCGGCGGTAAGCTGCGCGCCGTGATAGTAGCGCCGCGATTCCTTGGCCTCTTCGATCTCGTCGACCTTGGTTGTGAGGTAGTCGACGTATTGCTGGCGCAGCGTGCGGACGGGGAGGAACTCGCCCTTGTCGTCGGACGGCTGCTCGCGCTTGTCGGCCGGATCGCGCAGCGGCTCGCGGGCGGCTTCACCCGCGCGCCGGTTGGGTCGCCGCCCTCCGACGCCGAGCGCGGCGACCCGCGCGCTGTCGATGCGCGCGAGTTCGTCCGTTGAGACTTCGGAGAAGGCCATGGGCTAGGGATGCCTGCGGATCAGACCGAGGGACGCGCAGTCGGCTTCGGCTTCGGGCTCGCGGCAGCCAAGGACTGTTCGGCTGTGACATGGTCGCGCGCTTCCTGATCCTCACGCGCCTTCTTGGCTTCGTCCGTCTCGGCGGGCTCGGCAGACTTCGGCTGCGCGGCCTGCGCGGCGGCAGCGGCGGCCTCGGCATGGTCGGCATCGAGCTTCGCCCGCTCGTCGGCCTGCTTGGCGGCGAGCGCCGCGGCCTCGGCCGCCCGCTTGTCGTGCTCGGCCGCGGCCTCAAGTGAGGGGAAGCCGGCCGCGCGCACCTGGTGGAGCCGGGTCATGCGGGCGCCAGTGACCGCCTGCGCGACCTGCGCCGCGGTGAGGAAGATTTCGGACTGGCCGATATCGGCACGCTGCGGACGCGCCGCGGTGATGATCTGGCCTGACACCGGATCGAAGATGTCGACGCCGAGACCGAAGCTGTGCGCCTCGGCGACTTCGACGGGCGGATCGAGGTTGAGCGCGCCGAGGCTATCGACAAGGGCGGCAACGTGGTCCTTGGTAAACATGGCGTTATCCTTTCGGGGGTTCGAGGTTTCCGTGCGGGTTTCAGACGCGCGCCTTGATTTTGTCCATCGCGAGCCGCAGCGCGCCGCGGCCATCGTCGTTTCGACGCATGTGGTAGCCGAGCATGCCCGTCGCCTGCGGATGCCCGTTGGCGATGCTCATTACGCGCTGCGCCTCGCGCGACAACGACTTTTGTGCGTAAAGGCGTGTGCGCGGGTGTTCGCCCTTGATGCGGCACAACAGATCGAGGCTGTCGAGTTGCGCGTCGTTGAGCACGAGGAAGCCGCCATCGGCCGGCGAGGCACCCATCACGGATCGCCCACCACATGCCCCGCCCGTCGCTCATCTTCGATATCCTCGGCACAGCGGAATCCGAGCACCCAAAGCACTGCGCCGAGCCCAGCCGCGGCCCACAGCCCGGCCCACAGTGCGAGCAGATACAGCGTCTCGCGGGCGCGCATCACCACGCCGCCATCTCGGCGTCTTCAGCGTCGCGCTCCAAGACGCTCAACCGCGCCCGCCGCGTCCGCTCCCACACGTCAATCCGCCATCCGATTACGCCGGAGATAACAAGACCAATCATGATCGCCCACGGCATCACTTCTTCCCCTGCAGCCCGTGGCTCGCCGCCGCCCGCGGCGAAATCTGTCCGCGCGCCGTGAGTTGTCGAACGTGGCTGCGCTGATCCGACGACAGCCTGACACCCTTGCCCTTGCGCATCCGGCCACGGTGCGGCTTGGCCGCGTCCGGCACCTTGCCGGTGATGTTGGCGTGCGTCTGGTTGGACGAGGAGACCGGCAGCGCGCCGGATTGTCCCGATGCTGCGGGCGGGGATGCGGTCGTGTCCACGGCTCAATCCTCCGCGGTCATCTTCGCAAGAGGATGAGGCGGCCCGCCGTTGCGCCAATCTGATTGCGAAGTGAAATGATATCCGGCGCTTTTGATCACAATACTATTCGCAACCGGGAGAGCAGCAGCCTCAGTCGGCGCAATCACCGCTCCCGCCGGCGTCACAGCCGCAGCACCCACAAGCT